GTTTCGTCCTGGCAAAGTGTGCCACCTGATGAATCCGGATATTAACCAGGAAATCTACGGCATGCCGGAATATCTTGGCGCATTACTCTCGGCCAGCCTTTCTCATTCGGCGGACATGTTCAGAAAACTGTACTACGACAACGGATCCCACGCCGGGTGCATCATCTACATCGGTGCAGCGCAGGTAAACCGCGAAAGCATGGACTCCCTGAAAGAAACGCTACAGGGGGCACGTGGTGGTGGTGCGTTTAAAAACGTGCTCATTCATGCGCCCAACGGGGGCAAAGAGGGGGTGCAAATTTTGCCGTTCCAGCAGATCACCGCAAAAGATGAGTTCATGAATGTTAAGGCGGCATCCCGTGATGATGTGCTGGCTGCGCACCGTGTTCCGCCGCAACTGATGGGGGCGATGCCGGGCGAAAAAAGTGCGTTTGGTGATGTGGAGAAGGCCGCGCGGGTTTACGCAATTAACGAGCTGATGCCCGTTATGGAGGCCATGAAGCACATCAATGACTGGCTTGGCGAAGAGGTGATCCGTTTTAACTCTTATGCTCTTCTTGATGAAAAAACAGCCCCGTGATGGGGCTGTCCTTTTTACCAGAGCTGAACCATTTTCTGGGTGCCGTCAGGCTTGAGATTATCAATTTCAGAGAAAACGTAATATTGAATGGCTTCACAAACGGTGGTGTAGGGTGAATTACCTTCTTTAAGTGGCACGATATTATTATTAACGCGAACCTGTATTTCATCGTTATACATTGCGATCGAAAGAGGAGTATGCACGAAGGCGACTTCGCCAGGTGTGTCGTCAACCACTGTCTCAATGCTGAAAATCAGTTTTCGCTCATCATTGCCGCCCCTTGCTTTGGGGGTAGCGGCAGGGATCTGAGATAAAGGCATTCTGCGAAATCCTTCGGCTGCTTCCAGTCCGCATGAAACGTAATGCTGGCGATTACCGTCGCTATCTGTCCAGGTCTGTGATGGCAGCTCCAGCGAGATTTCATAAGCATCAACAATGCCCTGGGCAAGGCGTACAAGCGGGGTCAGATCTTCATTGCGGCGAAAGCTCTCCTTTACCTGCTCCCGTTTTTCTCTTAACTGCTTGTAATTAATGACCATAAGACAGCCTCCATTGATTTCTTTGCTCGTATTTTGCACTTACGAAGTATGGTCGGCAAGGTGCCGTATCGCTGACGCGCTTCGCTTGTCTGCTGCTTCGCCGGGGCATAAAAAATTTATGCCCCGACTCTCCAGCTCCTGTATCAATCAGATAATTTCACGACGCCTTCCAGTTTATCGCCACCATCGACGGTCAGACTCTTACGCAATCCCACCACGTTGACTGTATGTTCTCGCTGCCTCAGTGCGATTTTGACGGCCTTACCTTTCACCCCATCAAATCAAAAGCCCTCACGCCTTTTTCATGCTCAGCGTGAGAAATATGGCCATTCTGTTGTGTCTCTGCGACATCGTTCAGGGAATGCTATTTACCCCCTGAAACGCGGGCTGTTCCCCCGTCACCTGCGCGTAGAAAAAACGCGTTTTTTGTGCACGTACGGATCCTTGACGGATCCAGCCGCCACGCGGGCCGGAAGTACAAAAAGTCGTTCAAAAAAATTGTGCAAACTTGTGCACTATCGTGCAAACAAAAAAAGCGCCTTATCGGCGCTTCAAAAATATCAATTGTTGCTGTGTATTAATCGCCAACCACGAACATATGCTTCATAAGCATCTCTGTGCCTTACAGTTCCAGCCTGGCTAAACGGAATGTTAGCTAAAACTAAATCATTCTGAGCCATAGCGCGTCCTTCAAGCGCATCTTTTATGCCTAGCTCAAAAGCACAGGCAGCGCATTTGTGCCGACCTTCTTGTCCTTGATATTCAGGGAGAGACAGAAATGTTGGGTTATAACGATGAGGGTTCTTGCAAATACCTGTTTTAGCCCGCACTTTATTTACCTCATAGGAAAAATATGCGTGCCTTTACAGAGGTGCGTGTAAGCAATAAAATATACGACGCACATTTTGATTTACTTCGGAAGGCACGCATATCAGGTTAAGTGAGTCCGACCGAGTTCTACGCCCCAATAGTTGCTGCTATTGGGGCGTTTTGCATGGACAATGCCGCGCAATTATCTTGTCGCTCACAATGCGAACGATCTTACAAAAAGGCACATTACTGTCAAGATAATTGATCGTTTTAATCGATAGATAATAGACAATCTATTTGTTTAACAGATCGATTATTGAAGTAAGTGCGCCAAATGGAATGATACTGTTTCTATAAATGTGAGCATTTTTCGCGCAGATGCTTTTACCCAGGAAATAACGCCCGGATATTCCCAGCCATCTGGCTGGTTATCTTAGCCACTGGTGCAGACTGTGCTTCAAACTTTTTTGAGCTGATTTGTGTCACAGGTAACATCTCATCATCAGCCCATGCGGCCAGTCGGTAAGCCTCTGCCGGATTCGTCTTCAGAAGTGCCAGCCCGGCCAGAAAAGCCACGCGTTGGCCGCTTTTGCGGGCTTCTGGTGTAAGGCTGTCCAGCCATGCGCATGCTTCTCCTTCGTTCTTGACGGCAGCTGGCTTCAGATAGAAACTTATTCTTCTGGTTGGTGTCGTCATTGGTTTACTCCTTGTTCATTGCGTACAGCCCATTAACCAGAGCAAACTGTGGCACCCCGTCCGCGATGAAAGTCGCATTAACTCCGCAGGCTTCGCGGATAGCGGGTGCCACAATCTCCGCCCCTCCACCGACAACCATCACCCGCCCGTAACCGGAAAAACCCGCCAGCGCGCGGATCACTCGTTGTTTCAGTGTCTCCTCCTTTTCACGAATAACCGCCATCAGGCTGTTGTAATGCGCGTCATTGTGAATGTGCTGGCGCAGCCAGGCTTCATCGTGACGGTGCTCAATAATGGTATTGGCGATGTGGTGACTGGTACGCATACCGTTAGTGGCCATCACCGACAGCACGGCATCAGCCATCAGGGAAACGCCTACGTTTGGATCGCAAAACACCTGGCTGATACCTGCCAGCTGCCCCTGAACCTTTGCCACATCCAGCGTGGTTCCGCCCAAATCCACAATCAGCAGGGATTCAAACGGACTCATGTCAGCCAGTGCCTTAAAGCCAGCCGGAATGGATTCAGGCATAACCCGTACGTTACGGATAGTGAATGCTTCGCCGTTCTGGTACTCCACCGGGCGCATGACGTTCGCTTTTTTGCGGTTGATGTTGGCCATGTCCGGCTGTGCGTTTGTGTCGAAATACTCGCTCAGTGGCAGGGTGACAACCACATCCACCTCCTGTGGCGTGATGCCTGATTTGACCAGCGCGTGATGAATGGCGATTACATTCACATCGCTGTACTGGTATTGCGTGTCAGTCGTCTGGACAAAACGATCGCTGACCGGATCAAAGCCATAGCGCACGCCATCAAGCATGTAGTTCGCGGGATGCGTGCCACCGAACGGCGCAGACCATTCCGACTTGAAGCTGTTCGGGCTGATGGCGTTGCGGCGTTCGCCGTTCTCAGTCCATGCCAGCTTGATGTTGGTGGAGCCGTCGTCGATACAAATTTTCATGTCGATTTTCCTTATGTTGGTTAATTAACCGTTTACGGGATTTTTAAATCCCGCTTTCGCCTGTTTTGTGCGCGCTTCATATATCGCGGCGCGTTTTTTGCTCATTTACGGGATTTGTGGATCCCGTTTCTGTCTGTTTTTTGTTTCCACTGGTCAGGCCACCCTGCAGCAGGTCTGCTTTGCGGCTGGCGCGTTCAGTGGTTTCACTGATTCTCTGTGCGTGCTCTGCGTCGCGGATGGCGCGCAGCATGTCAGAAAGCACGGTAACGGGTGTTTTCATGGTGTTCTGATCCTGCTGAAGTGCGGATGCCAGGCGTGCGGCGGCTTCGGGGTCTGATGCCCCCAGCTGTGCCAGATAGCTGGCGACCGGGTTATGGCGGATCTCCGTGCTGCTTACGCCGTGATTACGGCTCAGGTGCTGCCAGAGCTGCGTGATTCGGCTGTCCGGGCGGGTATCCGGTTTGCGTACAATTTCATATCCCTGCGGTGCAATGATGCTGCCGTCAACGTACAGGCTGCCGCCCCGTAGCAGGTGCTGCATCTGCTGTTCACCGATATGCAGGCCGAGAGATTCGGCAGACTCCCGCCATTCTTTAGCGAGTAATTCGTGGTTATCAGGCAAAGGCCGCTGCTGTTTGCGGCTCTGTGTCCAGCTCTGCATTTCATCACTGCTGTTTTTTGCCTGTTTGTCACGAAGCGAACGCATCAGCGCCCGGCGTTCGTGCCGTTTCAGTGAGCGCATCCATTCGTTCACTTCAACGCCGTCAGGAAGCTGCGGCCACGGTGCTGGCCGTTCTTTCGACTGTTCTGTCCCGCTGTTGCCTGTTTCCTGTACACGGGGACAGTTATTGCCACGAGTCCAAGGGGCGGCAGGGCCGCCCTGAAGGTCAAAACCATTTTCGCGGGCGCTGTCTTCCGCTTCCGGTTTGCGTCTTACCAGCTTCCAGTTATCCGGATGCGTGCACACACGGGAGGATTCCCCGATGAGTGGTGACCAGATCCCGTAAATCTGTACGCTCTGTTCGCCGTAATCGTTCAGCTCATCGGCGAGGTCGTAGGCGGTGCGAATCAGGTAGTCTTTGCGTGGAACAAGTACGCCGCCCTGTTTCTCTATGTAGGTGGCAAAACATCCTGCATCAGCGGCAGCGAGTACCGCATCCATTGCGTCATCCTTCAGCCGTTGCGGGCCTTCCGGGTTGCGTGCCATCTGGCTGGCAAGGCGGCGGAGTTCACGCCACACCTGACGGGAGGGGATGCCAAAGAACTGGAACTGGCGGACCCGGTGAAGGCGCGCCCAGCCGATGGCGCGTTCCACGCTCTCGGCCATTGATTTTCCGGTTTCGTGGTCAACGCGTGGCTTGCCCGTTTTCTGGTCGATGCCATCCACGGCGCGGCTGTCCAGGTTCTTTCCGATGTAGGTGGCGATGTAGCTGGTTGGTGTGCCTTTTGAGCCGTCTACGTACTCCGCCTTAAAACGCGGAGTTATGTCATCGCCCAGCTCGTGGCGGTCTTCCTGAATGGCAATATCGCAGACGTGGGACACGATGGTTTCAATCTCGTCCGGATGTGCAAAGACCATCATATGCCAGTGCACGGTGCCGTCATGGTGAGGCTCCACCGTGCGGATGCCATACCAGCGCAGGCCGTCGCGGTTCAGTTTCTTGCGGACCGCCGCAAAAAACGTGTTAACCAGGTAATCGCTGGAGTCGCGCATGGTGGCCCCGTTCCATTTGGGATTCGGATGACCGTTCTCTGTTGTGGCGTGGTATTTTGACGGGCAGGTGACAGTCAGAAACACCGCTTTGTCGCCACGGGCTTCGGCCAGAAGTTCCAGCCCCTTCATGGTGGCCATCATTTCTGCCTTACGGTGAACCGGGTTACTTACTCCCGCGTAATACACTGTCTCGAGATCAATCGTGAACCCGTCTTCGTTTTCCAGCATGAAACTTTTCAGGAAATCGCGTGTTTTCTCGCGCTGTGCGCGAAACTCGCTTAACGCGTCCTGGCTCAGATAGGGTGATGTTTTTCTGGAAACCAGACAGGCGGCGCGGAGTTGTTCTTCTCTCCACTCGCAACGTAACAGCCACAATTTGCGTTTCCACCATTCCGCACAGGTCAGGCGAAGGATTGCGCCCGGTAACAGTTCCGTATCCGGATCGCTCTTGTTCAGGGCTTCGTAATGTGGCGGCATGATGTGCAGGCGTAATGCGATACGGGCCAGCATCCGGTAAGCCTTCAACATTACATCCATGGTCAGCTCGCCATCTCTGGCACCAAAGCCATCGCAGAGTGTTTCGAAGGTGCTGCTGAACATCGCCGCCGTCATGGTGGCCAGCGTCTGTATCTGGTGCTTGTTGAGCTGCGGCAGGTAAAGCAAATCGTCCAGGCGTTCGCGCCCGGCAAGGGAGCGATAACCCGGTGTCAGCCAGCGCCCGTCAGTGCGATCCAGACGTTCGAATATTTTGCGCAGGGTCCCGCGCGCGTAGCGTTCAGCCTGCTGGTTCTTTTTACCTTTCTGGCGGTCAGATTCCTGTTTTTTGCGCAGGAAGGAGAGGTGGCGAATAAGCGGATCGCGCAGATAGGATGGCAGCAGGCGCAGCGAGGCCATGGCTTCATCCACCGCGCCGCGTACCTGCTTTCTGGCGTCTCCTGCCAGTGTGATGGTTTTGTCCTGTTTTTCCTGTGCGTCCAGGCTTTTATTAATCAGGTTGCCCAGCGGCGTGGCGGAGAACGCCGCATCAGCCATTTCCTGGCAGCGCTCGTTCTCTGCCCGGTAGGCATCCAGCCAGGAGGAAAGCGCGGATTCAGGAGCGGGGATCCCCGTTCCTTCACGCCCCACTGCGTGGCGCGGTTGCTGCCAGTCCCTGATGTACTCTGCCGTCATAGTGATTTACTTCGTTATGCCATTCAGGGTGTCGCGGCAGACTGTAGCCAGCCGCTGAATTTCCAGCACGGTGTCTTCTGTGTCGGCATGGCGATGTGTGATGCGGATGCTGTCGGCAATCACATCGACGATTGCAGAGGATGGGCGCTGGTAAATGCCAATAACGGACGGGGTGCCACCTTCAATGCGGTAAAGCCTGTAATTTCCCTCGTGGCTGTCAATCATGTAGCGACCATCAATAACAATCTTTCCGTCAGCGAGCTGCGGTACAGGCAGGGATTTCAGGTACATGTCATAACGTTCACGCACGCGAACGGCAAGATCACGTTCTGTGTTGAGCAGGTATTCAAGAAAGTCGTTGGCGAGAATCATTGCGGCAATCCTCTTGTTACAGATGTGCGAAGGCCTCCCGCCGCAAGGTGCAGGAAAGGCCCGGAACAGGAATTAATGGAGTTTGTTTTGCTGCTGGATGAGCTGCTGAAGCTCGCGCAGATCATCCGCCAGATAACTGAAAACAGCGGATGAATAGAGGTTTGAAAGTTCGCAGCTACGCTCATGCAGCATATTGATGTGCATGATTTGCGCGACGCGTGATGCGCGGGAAAGTCTGCGGTTGATTTCAGTCTGGATGTGACGACGCTCCGCGATAGCGCGGTGCTGTTTGCGGTTTGCCATGGTGTGGCCTCTACGTGTGTAAGTTTTGAAAACTCACCATCCAGAGCTGCGAAACTGTGGGTGGCGAGACGTACGAGGTTCGCAGTACCGGCAAACGCAGAACCCGGCCCGACCGAAGTCGGCCCCGTACGCCCCACCATAATTCTGATGCGAAAAAGACGTGGCGATACAGTACGCACAAAAAAACCGCTGGCGCGGTTGTGCGCTACGTTTGTCAGCGGGCTGCGAAACCCGGCACCCGTTTTATGAGGTGCAGCGGAAATGTAACCTGACTGATTGCGGCATGGCAAGCGGTTTTTTTGTGTGTGCATGTTCTGGTTTCTTAGTGGTTCAGAAAAAAATCAAAAACCTTGTCAATGCGTTGCAGCAGCTCTTGCTGTATTGCTTCCGGCGTTTCCGGTTCGCCTGGCGCCTCCAACGTCGCGCAGAAATCCTCGATTTCATGACGGAGCGTCAGGCGAATGGCGAGAGGTGTGGTTCTGGCGTGCTCCAGCTCATCCAGCAGCGCCAGCACAGCAGACGGCGAGAGCATTGCGCGAAACGCCAGTAATTTTTGAGGCGTTGCCATTCGTTGCAGGTCAGTCGCCAGTTCGCGTAATTCCTTGTGGTTGATGGCGCTCATGCTCTGGCTTCCTTCAGTAGCTGGTTAAACATGTTGGTAAGTGGATTGCCACACCCGAACGGCATCGGGTTTATCTGGTAAGAAAAGCGACCGCCTGTTTTGCGCTCTTTTCTTATGACTGAACCGCTGCGCCAGAGTCGGCGTAACTCCGCATTAATGGCTGTGGTTGGGGTATTCAGTGCTGCGGCGATTTCTCCACCGCTACACCCCGGATTGGCGGCAATATAGTCCAGAATGGTCATCTGCGTGACTCCTGTACCTGTCGGATAAGGTTCACCCGCACCACATTCGTGGCGCAGAAGTAAGTGCCGTCAGTGAGATAGATGTGATGTGCATCCTTTTCTGAACGGTGTTTGTCGATTGTGGTAATCAGGCGTTCGTCGACTTCGTATTCCCGCCCTCTGGAGGTAAAACGAACGACAGGAAAATGCTTAATTGCCATTACGCCTCCTTGGCGTGTGCGAATACCTCCGCGAATGCGGATTGTTTTTACATTTTCTTATTTAATCTGTGGTTTTATTTGTTCTGTTATTCGCCAGTGAAAAAGCGTTCAATCTTTTTTATTGAATGAATAATTCGCATAATCCCAATAGCGCAGGCCACCGAAATAATCAGAACAAGCCATGAGATAAATATACTCATGCGATATTCCCCAGCTTATACGGTTCAATATGTTCCCCGCATTCTGCGGCACAGATCAGCTCGGAAAGTTCGTTAAGTGCATCCAGATCATCAGCGTAAAAAGCTACGTCATACAGACTTCGGATTGCTCTGGTCAATGAGTCACGGGCCGCACGTTCAGCATGAGCGCCTGATGCACTTAAGCGAAAATAAAAACGCTCAAGTGCTTTGTTAATGAGAGTTTTATATTCTTTGCCCATCACAACGCCCTTTAATCTGCTTTCTGTATTTCAGCTTCTGAATCCATACAAATAATTTCGATATAGGGTTCATCGCCATTAACCTGGCGTGCCTTTTCAGCTTCGCTAATGATTTCTCGTACGGTCTGGTACGGAAGTTCCACAAGCAGTCGCGTGCCGTTCAGATAAACGTAAGTGGCTTCGTCGGCTCCGTTTTTACCCGCCGGAGTCACTCCGTCAATAGCGGATGCACGTAATAACAGTTCACCGCGAAAATCAATAAAACGGATAAATACACCTTGTGCATGGTCTTTGGTCATAAAGCACCTGTTATAAATCAGCCTGTTTAATAAAACTTTGCCCGCGAAGCAGACGATCAACCGTGCGAAGTGCTTCGTATAATGTGAAATCCTGCC